AAAGATGGCTTCGAGGGATGCTCTGCGGTGTTTCCAGATGGCATACCGCCCGAACCCGGAGGCCACGCGGAAACGATGGCCAGGGAGATCGCGGCCCGCGCCGGCCTGAAGAGCATCGGAGGTGAGACGGTTTCCGCTGCCCCGAGCCTCCAGACGTTCGTGGCCGATTTAGCGCGTATGAAGCGCGTCGAGTCCGGCTACGCTAAACCGCCCGCGGATCTGCCGGCGATGCATCCAAACAGCCCCAGGATCACGCAGGCCGACATCGACCGAGCCGTAGCGGAATTGCGTGACAAGCGCAGGGCCGAAGCCCTTGCCGCGATGACCGGAGAGCAATCATGACCGAACGCCCTGACGAAACGACGATCTCGATTCACTACACGCTCTCGGCGATGATGCCGACGTATGCGCGCGCGTGCATCATGGACGCGTATTCGCGCCTGATATCTGCGATCACGATCGCCGATCCGCTTTGCGCGCCCACCGCGCGCGCGGCGGTGCGTACAATGCCGATTATGAAAACATGGGACCGCGCGCACGTGCTCCAGCAGATCGAGGAGGCGACGGGCCAGGCGATGCACGCCGGCGATTCCCTGCCCGACTCGTTAATCGCCGCGGCGCAGGCGCTCGGCCTCGCGCCGCACGAGCTTGGCATGTGGATCTACGAGTCGGGCCACACGTACCGCACGAGCCAGCTCGCGGCGTGGGCGCGGCGCAACGGCTTCGGCACGGCGGAGGCGGCGACGGCGTGATGAGCGCAGCCAATCACCAACCGGAAGGCCGGAAACCATGATGACGCGCGACGGCGACACGGTAACGCTCACGCTCACGAGCGACCAATACAGCGCGATCAACCTCGCTCTGGGAATTGCCACGGGCTGGTCTGCAAAAGAAAACGGCGCCGGAAGCCGTTCGGTGCGCGCCTGGTCTCGTCTCGCCGACGCCGTGAACGAAGGAAACCCGGACTACACGCCGTACAATGTGCGGCCGGAGGCCGATGCGACGACGCCGGGCGGCGGTACGTACACGTGCCCAAAGTGCGGCGCGACCTCGCCCAACCCGGACGGCGTAGCCCAGAAATATTGCGAAGTCTGCCATGAGTTCGAGTTTTTACATGCATGGCGCTAGCTCGACCCGCGCAGACAATCGAACCCGCGCTGCGATTGTCGTCGCCAGTACTAGCCGTGCAAGGATTTGCAATTTTTGTGGTGTATGCCTCTGCACGTGTGCCATGATGTCGCGGTGTCCACTACCACCCAAATCCCGAAAACGCTCACGAAACACGAGGTAATCGCGCTGCTCGGCAAATCGAAACGCACGATCGACACCTACATGAAAGACGGCCGCCTGCCCTACCACTACGTTCACGGGCCGAACGGCAAACAGGCCGAGTTTCACGCCGCCGACGTCGAACGCCTGAAGCGCGATCTCGACACGCCGATCGAGCGCGGCGTCGTCGAACGTGCGCCGAACGGCCTCGCGCTCGTCCCGGATACCGTCGCCGCGCTCACGCCCCTCGTCGATGAAATCGCCAGCGCGATACGCTGTATCGACCTTACGCCGCAGGCGTCCGCGCCGCGCGCCGTCTACGTCTCGCTAAAAGACGCGTGCGCGATCACGGGCCTGTCGGCCGCGACGATACGCGCGCTCGCCGAGGGCGTCGAGATCAAGACGCGGCCCTACGGCGGCGGCGTGCGCTACCGGCGCGCGGATCTGGAGGCGCTGTGAGTGGCATAGGGGTCGAGGGCCTCGTCGCTGCGCGCGACAAACAGCCGTACGTCGTTCTATTCGTCGACGGCGCGCGCGTCGCCCAGTTGACGATGGCGCAGGCGCGAAACGTCGCGCGCGACATCGAACGGATGTGCGCCAGGACTGAGGCCGACGCGATGATACATAAGTTCTTCGAGGAAATGCTCGAAGCTCCTCCGGCAGCGGGCGCGGCGATGATGCTGGAGTTTCGCAAGTTCCGCTCGGAACTCGACGCCGAGCCCGTCGAGAAGACCGAAACGACGCCGAGCAGCGACCCACCCGTAAATTAGTGCCCATACGCGCAGAACTTAAAAAGTTCTATGGGAAGGAATGGCGCGCGTTTCGTCTCGCGCTGATCGCCGCGCACGGCGCCGTCTGCGCGCACTGCGGACGCACGGTGCCGGCGTATTTGAATCTGGCGCACATCACCCACGACGTTCGCACGAGCCATGTTGCGCTACTCTGCGCGGCCTGCCATTGCCGCCACGACGCGCGCCATCGTCTCGCGATCTGGCGGCGCAATCGTGCGCGCCGTCACGGCCAGCTCTGGCTTTCGACGGAGCTGGAGTACGCGCCGTATCCGACGTGGCTCATTCCGCCGCGCGTCGTCGAGGACGTGCTCCGGACGTTGCAAATTGATCTGTTCTAGTTAACACTGACCTATGAAAGACCCTTACCTATGAAGGGGTTCGCGTGATCTGCAAAGCTAAAACGCAACGCGGAACGCCGTGCAAAGCGCAAGCGCTCGCCGGCGGCAAGGTTTGCCGCGTTCACGGCGGCTCGGCGCCGCAGGTGATCGCCGCGGCGCGTATGCGTCTCCTCCTGGCGTCCGATCCCGTCGCCGCGCGCCTCATCCAGATAGCTCGCTCGAAGACGACGGAGGACCGTGACGCGATCGTCGCGATACGCGAGATCCTCAACCGCGCCGGCGTCTCGGCGACGCCTACGAACGACGCGGGCGCGAACGGGCAGGTACTTTGGGACGAGTTCGTAACGATTCACCGGCGTCGCGTGCCGTCGTCGGAGGAGGACGCGTCGTGAGCGCGACCGACGTATTCACCGCAGACAGTCTGATCGAAGCGTTCGGCGACCAGGCTTATCACAAAGGCTTGCGTATGGTCGTCGAAGCGCTTATGGCCGGCGAACGCGAGAGTTGCCGCGCGCTCTCTGTCGCGACGCGAGAGTTGATGATGCGCGGCTACCACAAATACCCGGAAGCGAAACCGAAATGAGCCTCGCGTCTGCCCTCTGGGATTGCTACGTTCTCACCACGCGCCAATGGAATCAGGAGGTTAGGCGGAAAAGGCTGAGCATTGCCGGCCGCTGCGGCGCGCTCAAAGCGAACTGGCGCCGTTGGCACCGCGAGCGCGCGATCGTCGAACGAATGCCGGAAGTGCGGCGTCTCGCGCGGCGCGTGCAACGCATGTTCACGCACCACATCCAGGTGGATGACCTCGAACAAGCGGGCTATGTGGGCCTCGTAAGCGCGGCGAACTCGTATGATCCGGCCGCCGGCCCGTTCCCAGCGTACGCGTACTTTCGGGTCCGCGGCGAGATGATCGATAGTCAGAAGCGGCGCACCTTCCGCGAGGCGGGACACGTGAGCCTGCACGCGATCGCCGAGGCGCACGACGGATGGCTACCGCCGGAGATCGACACGTCGCCCGAACCGCTCGTCGAGGCCGTGCTTACGCGCGACGAGGTATCGCGCGGCCTCAAGAACTCCTTGAGGTTACTCAAACTGCGGCCGGGTCCGTACGCGCCCGCATTCGTGTTGCACGCCGACGGCGTGCCATCGCGCGAGATCGCGTTACGTCTGGGGCTCCCGTCGGCGACGGAGACGCGCGTCGTGATACGAGAAGCGCAGGAGTTTTTAGCGCGCGAGTTGGAGGGGTTATGAGCGTTACGCAACAACAAATCACGGCCGTCGAGAAAATCTCCCACGCCGAGCGCGACTCTCTCAGTACGTGCGAAGCGATCATCGAGCGCGGCTTGAGGTCGTTCTACGAGGTCGGTGCGGCGCTGACCAGGATCAGGGATGAACGCCTATACCGTGCGACTTATGGGACGTTTGAAGAGTATTGCCTGAAGCGGTGGAACTGGGGAAAAGCTTATGCGTATCGACAGATCGCGGCTGCTGAAGTTGTGGCTAATTTGTCGCCAATTGGCGACGTTCCGCAGACCGAATCGCAAGCCCGCCCGTTAGTAGGGCTTCGCCCTCAAGAGCAGCGCGTGGTCTGGGGAAAGGCCGTAGAGGAGTCCAAAGGTAAACAGCCGACCGCCGCGAAGGTCGAAGAGGTCGCAAAGAGAATCAGGCAGCTCCTCCAGAAGGGCATTGATAAACTGCGTCGGGCGGAACGCGGCGCGGACGCCCCGGACCCGATTTCGCGCCAGAAGGCGCAAGAGCAACTAATAGCCAATTCCAGCCAAAATGCTATAGTTTTCAGATTCATTCAGGCGATCGAGACGTTCAGCGAACTGGACATGACGATGCAGGATCTCGCTCTCAAGATCATCGCTATGGATACACCCGATAGAGACTGGCGGGGGAAGGCGTCTACGGCGCAGCAAAATCTCACTCAGTTGGTAAAGGCGCTGAAGTGATCGCGCGGCGCCTCGGGCTATCGTCGCCGACGACGACGCGCGCCGTAATACGCGAGGCGCAGGAGTTTTTGGCGCACCAGTTGGAGGCGTCGTGAAGGGCAAGCCATGCAAATACGGAGATCCGCATTGTCCTTGCCAGGATGGGGATATGTGCCACTACGAAGGACCGAATCCCATGACGCCGCCGGCGAAAAACAGCGTGGAAATACGGTTGGAGTTAGGCTGGGACGACGAACAGTTCGAGGCGGAACTCGACGCGATGGACGCCGTGGGCGCAGGAGTTTTTGGCGCACCAGTTGGAGGCGTCGTGAAGCAATACCCATCCCACTTCCGCCGCATGATCCGCGAAGACGAGCGTATAGGCCGCGAGCACGAGGAGATGCTCGCCGGTCGCGTCCTCGTCTATCTCGTGGGAATAGCGGAAGACTTGCGGTCCTGGCCGGAGATCGACTCTATTTGGTCTACCAAAGAAGCCGCAGATAAGCGCGTCGCTGAACTGATCGCGCTTGGCCGTTGGATGCCTGCCGTTATCAGAATCCCGCTGGACTATCGGCCATGATCGAAACCCTCTCGCGCGCGGAACTCGATCTCGTCTACCGCTCGTTTCGAAACCACGCGGACTTCTGTAGGTCGAGTCTCGTCGTCGAAACCGAGGACAAACGCTTAGTCCCAATGGAACTGAGTCCCGGCCAGGTCCGACTCAACGAGGCCATTAAACGCCAACGGGCGAAAGAAGTGCCCGTGCGTCTCATCTACCTCAAATCGAGGAGGATTATGGCCACGACGGGCACGGCGGCGCACTTCTTCAAAGGCACGGCGTTCGCCGCCGGCGTCCACACGGCCGTGATCGCGCACGACGACATCAGCACACAAAATATTTTTCAGATATACAAACGCTTTTTCAACCTGTACAAACCCTTCGCGGGCGTGATTCGCATGGGGCCATCGCGCGGGCCGCGCGGCGATAAGATCGCCTTCGAGTACGCCGGCGAGGCGGAGAGCTCGTACATTCAGGTCCAGACGGCCGGCTCGATGCGATTCGGGCGCTCGTTTCGCTTCACCAACGTCCACTTCTCGGAGTTCCCGTACTACGACAAACCCGCCGAATTGCTCGCCTCGGTGATGTCGGGCGTGCCGAAGACGCCGGACACGACGGTCGTCGTCGAGGGCACGGCGCGCACGATCGGCGACGTGTTCCATCGCATGTGGCAGACGGCGATGGACCCGGCGGCGGAATCCGAGTGGGTCGGGCTGTTCATGGGCTGGTGGGAGCATCCGGCGAATAAAATGCCGGTCCATGACCCCGAGAAACTGGGCAATTCGTTGACGCAGGAAGAACGCCAACTCCAAGGCTTGTACAATCTCACGTTCGAGCAGCTCGCCTGGCGGCGTTGGACCTTGCAGAACGACTTTGCAGCCGATACGGTGCGGTTCAGAAGGGAACATCCAGCCACTCCGGAAGATGCATTCACCGCGAGTTCCAGAAACAGGTTCTCGATACCGCACATCCAGCGGCAGCCGGTGCAGAGGAACCCGTTGGTTGGGGAATTGATGGAAGACCCCATCGGCGCGGAGAAGCGACTGGTATTCCTTCCCGGCGATCACGGTGCCGTCAGGATATGGAAGAAACCCGAGCGCGGAAGGCACTTCGTGGCTGGCTTCGACTGTGCGCAGGGTCTCGACGTCTCGGCCGCCGATGCGTTATCAGACCCGGACTACACAGTTTGTCAAATCGTTGATAGGGATAGTGGCGAACAATGCGCCGTGCTCAGGGCGAGACTGATGCCCGGCCAAAGCGGTAGATACGTCGCGAGGCTTTGCACTTTCTTCAACATGGCTTGCTGCGTTGGTGAGTATAACCCCGGCGGAGGAGGAATAAGTGCTTTAGAGGCGATGCTCAATGATGGGTATCCGTCGGGGCTGCTTTACCATCGCTCGGTGACGCCCGATCAGGACCCCGTCGTGCGCTCAGATCGATTAGGATGGGCCACGAGTGGCGTGTCGCGTCCCCTCCTGATCGGCTACCTCGACGAAGCGATCCGCCAGGGCTCCCTCGCCATTCATGACGAAGTGACCATCTCCGAATTGCTTACTTTCGTCATTGGGCCATCGGGAAAAGCCGAAGCTCAAAGAGGTTGTCACGATGACACGGTTATAGCCTTGGCGCTGGCGGTTGTGGGCATTTTGAGAATGCCAAGGCCAGTGTCCCGCGATCCGGTCAAAGCGCCGTCGGTCCAACGCTACGGCCAACCGGCCGCGGCCGAGCGCCGCGGCACTAACACCCGCATTCGTTAGGCAAACAACCGCCCGCGTTCGCGCGCCCACACATCGGGGTGTTTGGCGTGCTTGCTGCGCCCGACGTCGGAACGGCGCGGCGTGAACACGCGCATACGCTAATCGTGCGGCGGCGCGCGCGGCGTCGAAGGTGTAAAGGGAGAAGTGCTCCCGCTGTAACCCAGAAATAACAAAGGAGATTTACGCCTATGCCGCAGAAGTTCTACATCGTGCCCGTGCCCGAAGACGCGTACCCCACGCCGCCGATCTACTACCCGCCGACGCATCCGATGCCGCCGATGTACTCGCCGGTTGATCCCGGATATGGACAGCCTACGCCGCCCTACCCGAGTCAGGGACCGGGATTCCCCACTCACCCGATAGCCCCTGGCGGGCCGCCTCCGGGTGTGTGGCCTGGTCCGGGCTATCCCGCTCACCCAATCGCGCCGGGAGGCCCCCCTCCGGGAGTATGGCCTGGTCCGGGATACCCCGCTCACCCGATAGCGCCCGGCGGGCCGCCGCCGCACGTCGAGCATCCGATTCCGCCGATTGTATGGCCCAACCCTCCCGGTGGGGGACCGCCTCCGGGAATCTGGCCGGCGCCGGGAACGCCGACGCACCCGATCGTGCTGCCGCCCGATCCGCCGCCAACGATTTGGCCCACGCCGCCGGGAACGCCGCCAGGCGGTCAAACCGGTTCGATCTCCAATCCGATCAACCTGCCGCCGGA